GAAGCGAAGAAGAAGGGACGTGCCGCGTGAGCACGTTCTACAACCCGAACCGCCGCACGCGCCTGAAGCCAGACGTCGACAAGTGGGAGCGGCAGCAGAAGCGGGCCGGTGCGAAGGCCAAGGTCAAACGTGCCGAAGAGGCCACGTGGCGTGCCCTCTCCATTCAGGTGCGCGACCGGGATAAGAACGCCTGCCGTGTCTGCACGTGCCAGACGACGCCGTGGGGGAAGGGTGACCCTCGGACGTGGGGCTGCGCGCACCACATCGTTTACCGATCCGCCGGCGGGCTGGACGTGCTGAGCAATCTGATCTGGCTGTGCCGTTTGTGCCACGACAAGGAACACCGGCACGAGATCAACATCATGGGCAACGCGGAGCGGTTCACCGTGGGCAGCGTGACGACGGAGCGTGCCTCGTGACGATTGGCCTCTGCACTATTTTCGGAATCCAAACGCTGCAGATTTACACCTACGCGATGGCGACTTACGAACTGGCGCTGGCGCAGGCCGTGGAGAACATGAACGGCGTTGAGTATCGGCTTGAGCGCGACCCTGAAACGATTCAAGCCAACGGCTTGCGTCAGACGGTCATGCGCCTGCCGGAAGCGTGGGAGTTGATCATGGTGCAGGAAGTGGAAGTCGGCAATAGCGTGCTCACGGTGCCCAAATGACCCACGAAGCCGCCGCCGCGTTCTGCCGTCGCCTGGACGAGCGGGCCGAGCACATCCGCATCCGGGCCATTGTGAAGCGCCGTCGTCAACTGCTGTGCAAGTGTGACGCGGACGTGCTGATTGGGCTGCGGGCCTTGCGGTTGACGGACACGCCCACGTCTCGCCCGGACAACGTGAGAACGATGAACAGGAAGGCGCTGTGATGAAGGTTTACGAGCGAATCATCGACACCAGTGTGGCGCACAGGCGAATCGATCCGGCTGATGTGGCTGCTGCGCTTGGCGCCGGGCCGGTGTCGTTCGCTGGCCGTCATTCGATGGACTCACCAGAGTGGTATACGCCGTCGCGCATCGTTGAAGCGGCCCGCTATGCGATGGGCGGTATCGACTTGGACCCAGCCTCTCATGAGGAAGCGAATCAGATCGTCAGGGCCGAGCACTACTTCACGGCCGAGATGAACGGGCTCGTTCAGAAGTGGTATGGCCGCGTCTTCGTGAATCCTCCGGGCGGACTCGTTAACGAGTTCTGGTGCAAGTTGATCGCAGAATTGCCCAACATCGAAGGCGCCGTATGGGTGGGCTACTCCCTTGAGCAATTGCAAACGCTTCAACACAGCGGCGCATCGGCTCATCCGTTGGACTTCCCAACGTGCTTTCCATCGCAGCGGATCGCCTTCGTAGAGAACGAGGCCGCGAAGGTGGCGCGCAAGGCGCGGTGCGAAGCGAAGGGTAAGAAGTTCAACCCGAAAAGCTCACCGTCGCACGCGAATTATGTCACGTATCTCGGGCGGTTCCCGAATCGCTTCGACGAGACGTTCAGCCCCATCGGGCGCGTGGTGCTGCTGTGATGAAGCCCGTCCGTCCCTGCGCCGTCTGTGGCACCACGCGCAAGAGCGCGCAGTCCGCCCGCTGTGCGCGCCACCTCGACCGACGCGCCAGACGCTCGAAGTGCTCCCAAGCCATGCGCGACGTCTGGGCGCAGCGTAAAGCCTCCGGCTACGTGCCTAACGATCGCGGCGTCCAGGCGATGCAGCGCTACAACCAGGCGCGGAAACACGGCATCCCGTATGAGCCGGATCTGACGGCGCATGTCATCGACGCGATTATCGCCCGTGAGCACCGGCGCAAACGGCCGACGTGGAACAGGAGCGCGGCGTGAGTCAACCATCCCTCTTCGATCTGCCTCAACCGGCCCCACGCCCGGTGTCTCCCGTGGTGCGCGAGATCCACCGACGTGCGTCCAACCGGGATCGCGTGCTGGCCCGGCTGCAACAGGGACCGGCGACTAACGTCCAGTTGAATGACATCTGCTTCCGCTACGGGGCGAGGATCTTGGAGTTGAAACGGGAGGGGTTTGCCATCGTGAAAGCGCACGTCGGGCAGAGCGTGTGGGTGTATCGGCTGGTGACGCCATGAGCGACCAGTGTAACTATCATGCTGGCGACTGGAAATGCCGCGCATGGGTGATGAAGGGGCAGAAGTATTGCCGCGCCCACATCAAAGGCTATAGCACCAACAGACCGTTACGCGGCTGCGGCTGTCTGCGTGATGGTCATTGGAAGTTCTGCCCGTTCTGCGGCGTGGCGCTGCCTGACCCGAAGACGCTGACCGTCCATGCGTTGAAACAGAAGGTCCAAGAACTCGAAGCGCAACTGAAAGCTGATAAACCCGTGCTATGATGCGCCATTAAAAGCGAAACGCCCCGGTTGTGAGCCGGGGCGTTTCAGCAAGACCGGTGTCGGCCGGAATTGCGGGTAGCGTTCTCCCGCATTCTATCCCACCCCAACCCAAATCACCAAAGCCGTGGCACCTGGACTATAGGCGCACGCTCGAGCAAGACCGTTCGGGAAGACACCGTGTCGGGAATTTACCTGTATGACCAGTGCGGGCGCTGCCGGAGGGCATCCCGCGACCTCGGATGAACGCATACGGGTATGACAGTCGCGCTTAGAGCCAGTGACGCACAGACCACCGTGCCGCACGACCGAGGGACACGCGCTGCACCCCCAGCCGTGAGACTGTCAGGCACGCGAGGGGACGGCGTAGACACCGAATCATGCGCCGTCAGGGATACGCCGAGTGGGTCACGTCGGATCAGGGCACGGAGTGTGCCCAACCGAGGGATCAAAGCTCGGGGTCTACATTGGATAATCTGATGCGAAAGCGTGACCGTCTCGCCCTGTTGAAGCTCTGTCAGACCTGCCGCTGTCATGCGGTGTCGGCCGTGACGTTTGTTCCTGGTCAGTTGCCCTTACGGCGCTGTCTCGGCTGTTGGAAGGCGGCGTATCAGGGGAGGGGTGATGACGCTGGAATCGCTGCTGCTGCGCGCTGAGTTGGGCGGCTCCGCCTATAGCCGTCACCTATTCTTCCGTGGCTGCACCTACGCCTCTGGTGTGCTGTTGGTGGAAGACCGAGCACAAGGCGAGATGATCGGCAGGCTGTTTGGTGAACAACTGCGGCGCGTCGTCGCGGACCTGCGGATCACGGTCGCGCAACCGACACCACCGCCCGAGAAGCCCAGCGGCATCATCAAGGCGAAGGCGCTGGCGAAGTGGGAACAGGCGAGAATCACCAACCTCGATTAGCACTTGACACGCACGGTGACACGCATTAATGTGTCTCGCATGGCCATCACTGAGGCACTTCGGCGTAAACGGCGCAAGGCTGGGAAGATTGGCGGCCCGGCTCGAGCCGCGAGCATGACCCAAAAGCAACGCACGGCCGCCGCGAGACATGCCGCCAACGCTCGGTGGGCGGCTGTCCGAGAAGCCCGTAAGGCGTTATGACCGAACCCGTGAAGCAAGTCTACTGGTGTCCCGGATCTGGATCTCAGCGTGTCTCCTCCTGGGATCGTCCCGAGCGAGACAAGGCGTTAGAAGTGCGGTTGTGCGGCACGTTCAAGAGTCACCCGTCCCATACGTGGACGGGCCAAGAGAGGAAGCAACCGTGATTGAGATTTCCAAGAGCCCGACTGCCGACACCCGCACGTGCGACTACACGCAGGTCAGTGAAACGACGCTCTACCGCGCCAGCCATCTGCACATCTTGGACGTGCGACGAGCGTTGGCGTTCTTCGGCTGGATGCTGTCCGACGCGGCGGCCCGTCACGACTTCGACAAACTGTCAGACGTGGCCGGGTTTCACGCGGACTTCCAGACCGGCTTCAAGGTGACCGAGTGGTGGGACCGCCATCGCACGCTGAACCGTCACCATCTCCTGCAGGCTGATGGCGTTCCGGCCGACGTGAATCTGATCGACGTGCTCGACATGATCGCGGATTGCATCATGGCCGGGATGGCGCGTGCCGGCAGCGTCTACCCACTGGAGATTCCAGACGACGTGCTGAAGGCGGCATTCACCAACACCGTGGAGCTGCTGAAAGCGCAAGTGAAAGTGCGCGACTAGCGTGGACGGGGACCGCACGGAAGGGGCAGTGATGGAGTGGCAACCGATTGAGACGGCACCAAAGGATGACACGCAAATCCTACTGACCGACGGATCGGAAGTCAGTCAAGGTTGGTGGGAACCAGACTACGGATGGTTGGGTTGGGAAGTTTATAGGGCCGTTCACAGGTTCACGCCCACCCACTGGATGCCTCTCCCTGATCCCCCTGCGAGCCCACGGAAGACGGGATCATGATGGCTGAGACGACCCCGGACCGCGCCCGGCTGCGGGCACTGCCTACGATTTGTGTCACCTTAAAACTGCGCCCGACGTGCGCTCAAGAGGCAACGTTCCGCCGTTGGCTCTGGCACTTGACCGCCGTCCACAACTGGACGATCAAGACAATTGAACGAGAGGCCCAGGCCGGCCGTTACCCGAGCACCTTCCGTCTCAAGAGTCTAGTCAGCGGTCATAGCGAGCGTATGGCGGTCCCGGCTCGCGCTATTTGCGCTGCCGTCGATACGGCGCACGGCGCATGGCGAAGATGCTTCCGCAAGCTAGCTCGTAAACCAAGGTTGCGCGGTCGCCGTCGTCCACTGAACAGCATTGGCTTCTCGCATGGCATCAAGACCATCAGGAACGGTCGCGTCTCGATTCCTGGTATGGGTCAGGTCAGATTTCATCGACAAGACATTCCCGTAGGCGATTGCGGTTACGCGCGAATCGTGCGTCGTGCGTCAGGTTGGCACTTGTGCATGTTCGTCAAGGCGCAGCCTCAACCGATCGTGCGCGTTGCCAACGGCGAAGTCGGTATAGACCCAGGATTTTCGTCTCTCTTAACGCTCTCCACTGGCGAAGTGATCGAGCGAGCGTCAGAGCTATCTAATGGCAGCGTTCGGCTCGCGCAGGCTCAGCGTGGCCGCCGGAAGCGCCTCGCGGCTCGCCTACAGGAGCGCATCAGCAACCGTAGGAAGAACCGCAACCATCACATCTCCAGCCAGCTCGTTAGTGAGAACAAGTTCATCGCGTTCTCAACAGACAACCGCGCTGGCCTAGCGCGTGCTCGATTCGGCAAGTCCGTAGCCGCGGCGGCTCACGGCCAACTTCTGTCTCAGCTTCGCTACAAATGCCTTCACGGCGGTGCGGAACTGGTTGAGGTTGCCTCTCGCAATTCCACTAAGACCTGTTCAGCGTGCGGCGCCTTGTCTGGGCCGTCCGGCTTTGCGGGCTTGTCGGTCAGGCGATGGGAATGTTCGGCCTGTGGAGCCGATCACGATAGGGACGGCAACGCCTCTATCAACGTTCTCATTACTGGGCGCGGTTCGCGCCTCAAGAGTGGTCGCGAGGCCACATCAGGAATCGCATCGTGAGAAACACCGCGAAGATCAAGAGACGATCCAGAGGCTGTCTCGCCTCTCTGCGCCAGCGCCTCGCCCCACAGGAGGGGACGTAGATGAAGCAAGGCGAACTCGATAACGCCGTGCGGCGTGCGCTGAACATCTTCGACGGATGGAACGACGTGACCGGCTTCGTGCAGAAGCACACCGGTTACTACTACGAACTGCAGGCTATCGTGACGGATGCGGTTCACTGTGGCGCACAGGCCGCAACGGGTGATTACCGCAAGTTGGATGCGGAACAAGCGCAGGAGGCCAAGCAGGTGAGGCCCCGCTGGTCCGCCCGCTCGGGGAACACGTAGATGGCCTGGGCACGCCGCACGGACGACACGCACGGTCCCATCATGGCCGCCTTGCGTCTCTGTGGCTGGGGCGTGATCGACACGTCCCGCATGTCTGGCTTCTGCGACCTTGTGGCGTGGAAGGGCGATGCGGCAGGTTGATCGAGGTCAAGACGGGCAACGCCAAACACACCGAATCGCAGCGCAAGCTGATGGAACGCGGCTGCCCGCTCGTCACGTTGCGGTCAGTCGAAGATGCAGTTGAGTTGAGGTAGGTCACCGATGCCCCTGACGAGAGAAGAAGCGATCGAGCAGTTACAGAAACTCCGCAAGCACATGGCGGCCGGGCTGAAGGGTTGCGTCGAATGCGATGCGCGTGTCCTTGTCGCGATCGAATTGTTAGCGGAGGGGACGACGCCGCCGGCCTGCGACACCTGTCGGCAGTGGACGCGCTACAAGAAGGATTCCGATTGGGGAACCTGTGAGGACGGCGTGTCAAGGGAAGACGGCCAGACCTACGCCTTATTCTCATGTTCGCTGTATTGCAAGCGTAAGGAGGCCCAGTCATGACCCCGCCTGATCCCCTGTCGGCCGCCGTGGCACGCGCCCTGACGGATGACGTGATTCAGCGCGGTATGGAGAAGTGGCCCGAGCTGCAAGGTGAGCATCTCGCGGCCGAGCGTCGGTATCGAATCATCCTGTCGGTCCTCACCGCCCTCGCGCCCGTCATCGAGCAGTTGGAACGGTTGGTCTATGTTGGGGATCATCACTTCTCTGACTTAACGTGGAAGAGTAGGTGTGAAGAGGCTAACGCTCGCGCCGAGTCCGCCGAATCGGATCGCGCCGCGCTCCGGGCACGGGTGGAGGCGTTGGAGCAGAAGTATCGCGAGCGTCTGTGGCTGGGACACGGGCACCTTGGCGTCTACGGCGACGACGGCGAGATGCAGTGTTCAGAGTGCTCGCCGTTCGGTGCGTGGGACTACAAGCGCGAACCTATCGAGGTATTGGAGTCCACGATTATGAGGGTGGCCGCCAGCCGTATTCGTGAGGTCTCCCGATGACCGACGCCCCCTCTGTCAGCGTGAAGGCCGCCCAGCGTCGGATAATCGTCGCTGAGCTGGTCAAGTTGGCGGTCCCCGCGAGTGAGTATCCGCCGACGACGCTGGTGATTCGGCCCGGCGATGTGGACGGCTTGCTGGCAGGCGTGTTCACGGTAGGGGAGTCGCACCAGAAGATTGTCCGAGTGAGGAGAGGACGATGAGTGACGCCCCTATGACCATTCCTCAAGGCATGCGCAATCAGGAAGCCATAGCCGATCTGCAAAAGGGTGTCTTTAACCGCATGTCAACCGCGGCATGGAGCGCCGCTAGGCGCTGCGAGGACATCACGAAAGAACGCGGCGCTGGCGCCTACGATGCCATCATGTTTGCCCGCACGCAGCTTGACGAGGCCGAACGCCAGTTGTTCATCTTCCGAGAGCTTGAAGCAAAACGAGCCGAGCCATGACTGATCCCCACCATCCCGAGACGCCCGCCCCGTCATACACGCCACAGGACTACATCGATGCGTTGCAAGGCGAAGGGCCATTGGCTTACGACTGGAGCGATAAGCCGCACCGTCTCGTGTATGACCTTGTAAAGCGTTTGCGAGAGGTTGAGGCCTCCCCGTCCGCCCTGCACGCGCTGAGTGCGAAGTGGCGCGAGGAAGCAAACCGTCCTGGCACGGACAACCCAACCGCATCAACCTTCGAGTTCTGCGCTGACGACCTCGACGCCGCGCTCCCCGCACGCCCCACGGGATGGCCAGAACGTCTAGACGAGGACAGTCCGAACTTTGTGCGATCGTTCATTCGCGGCTGGAACTGTGCGATAGACGCCTGCGAAGACGCCGCGCTCCCCGCACGAGGAGGGGAACAGGACGAGCCGACGCTGGAGCAGGTCATCAACCGACTGCCTCTGGACGGGCTTGCGCGACGTGAATACCGAGCCATGCTGGCGGCACTGGCGTTGTCGTCCATGCCGGACATGCCCGAATATCAGCCTGCCGCGCCCCTCTCACAGCCAGCGACACGGGACCAGGACGAGCCGCGACAGCCTGTTCCGGAGTGGTTCATTGAACGTCTAAAAAGCTGGCGCGACGACGAACGCAGCACTATCAAGCGCGGCCACTTGGACTACATCATTGACTCCATCATCTGCGAGCGGTTGGCCTCACCTTACGGGGGAGCGCCCGCCACGCCGGAGCCGGTGAAGGAAAGTTGCGAGCGATGCCAGATGCGCGTGCCCACCTATCTTGGCAGTTGGGATATTGGCGTCCGTGGCGGCATAGCCTTTCGGTGTGCTGCCTGCCGTCCTGTTGGCGGAACAGACGCCGAGCGCGAGCTGAACCGCACCACTGTGGTGGCGATGCGAAAGGAAAAGCTGAAGCCATGAACGTGCCTAATTTCGTCGATCTACTGTCGAAGGCGCGTGCTCACGTCGAAGCCAGTCCACTCTATAAGCGGTTCATCGCGCACACGCCACTGGAGAATGACATCGCGTGTTGGATGGCCGCTTTCGCCTCTGAGGCCCTACACGCCGCCATAGACTCGTGGGAGCCAGCGCCCGCCCCGGCCGTGGAGCGACCCGACCTGCTCGATGAGGTTCACGCGATGATTCTGCGCCGAGCCATTCCCGGTCACGCGATGGGCATGGCGATCATTGACGGGCTGTTGAGGGACTTGCAAGCCTTACGGTTGCGTCGTCCCTCCCAGACGCCAGAGACGCCGAGGACGTGCGCCAAGTGCGGACATGGGCCTGGATTCCATCTCAACGGCGGTCCGCTATTCAGCGGCAAGGATCTCGGCGCGTGCGATCACGACCATTGTCATTGCGATTGGTGGGAGGAGCCCTCGCCGCCCGCCCAGGAGAACCCGACATGAGCGAACGAGACACGCTGGCGACGATTCGTGCCGAGATCGTGCGCCGGCGCGATGCTGCTGCCCGATACCTCGACCACCCGGAGGCAAGTTCGGGAGCTCACGCCGTCACGGGTGTGTGCGAAGCCGTGCTGAAGATTCTCGACGCTGAGCCTCCCGAGACGGACGCCCCGGAGACGCCATGACCGCCCAGACGACCGAACAGGCCATCGCCGCCAAATGGGCCGAACTCGACCGCCAGTCCGCTGATAGGCCCGACCTCCAAGCCCTGTGGGCCGCTGTGCGGGCCGATGAGCCCTCCCGGGCTGTCGTCACCCTTGCTGCCCTCTATTACCAGTCCTGCCGCAGCCAGGAGGGCACAGAGAGTGATCTGCTCATCGGTATGGCGGCCGAGGAGATTGCAGGGCTACGTGGGGCCATCCGGATACTCGAACGGCTGCTGGGGAAGGCGCTGGAGCGGTGATCGTCTGGTTGTGCTTCGAGTCGCATCGCCCTGACGGTCAAGTCTGGGCCGTTCGCCGCGGGTCACGCTGGCTGAATGCCGCCCACGTCGAAACATTGGGCGTCGAGTGGGAGACCGTCTATCGGCCAGACGGCCCCCAACCGAAAGCGTATCTCCGCGGACAGGCCCGCAGCGTCGTCCAGCACGGCGAGACGATCTACATCGCGCCCTAGAACTTGTTCAGCGTGATCGCGCAGGCTAAGCCTCGGGAGTCCACGGCTGTGGCCGTGCGCGGATTCCGACCCACACCAAACGTCACCGACCATTGGCCGACCTGCCCACTGATGTTCCAGGCCCCAGACGTGCGGCCCGTGTTATTCGGCCACTGGGTGACTTGAAACTTCAACACGGGAGACGCGCACGGATTCGGCACGTTGCACGCCTGCACGACCGTATTGTGCGTTTTGTCGCCCGTGGCCGCGGCGCAGATTTGCCCCCCACCTGATGCGGGGGTCGTCACCGTGTAGGTCCGCTCAGTCGTCACGTTCTGCTGCTGATTGACGCACGTCGAGGTGGCAATGACCACCGGAGCTGACCACGCGCCCACACAGTCAACAGCCGTCGGCGGGGGAGGCGGATCGGGAGGCGTCACGGGAGAGCCGCCCGTATTCACGGAGAACTGATACAGCCGCCCCGTGTTGACGTTCGTCCCTGACCCGTAGATGACCATGTAGAGTTTGTTGCCCGTCGCATCGTAGGTCACGCCTGACACGTTCGTGGCCGCCACGTCGCCCGAGAACGGCGCGGTATAGCCTCGTGCGAGGTTTAGTTCGGCCATCGCCGTGGGACGCAGGATTGGATTCGTGCCGTCCAGTCCGGCCATGTCCCAGGTATGCATTTCCTGTGTGCGGCCGTCGAAGTGCAGGGTCGAGTCCTGATACCAGCACCCGCCGGCCGATGGGGATGTCTGCCCGGTCACGCCGCAAATCGCCGCGACCGCGATATAGGTGTCGAGGATGATCGTCGCGTTGTTGTAGTAGCTGTCACCCCAGACCATCCAGCCTTTGCCCTGGTCATTCGGTGACAACCACGCGCCTTGAGACACGGGCGGGATGGTCGGCGGGCTCGAGGGATTCGGCCGCTGATCGCCGCCGTCAAAGTAGTTCCACGGGATCGTCTTCCGATAGCCACGATACCCACAGCAGCCGACATCGAGGATGACTTTAGGCGTTACGCTGCCGCCGTCTGCCTGCAGGTCCGGGTCGGGAATGGCATACATCGTCGGGCCGATCGGCGCCCCACCACAACAGGTCAGGCGCGACGAGTAGCCGCCCCAGCCCGTGATGTATTTGTTGCCGGCCATGAGCGTCTGCCACTTCGTCGGAATTGGGAGGACGCCGCCATACATGCGCCGATCAGGAATCCCCGTCACGGTCACGCGCTTGACGTTGGTGAGGGCGCCCGCCGCGCCGAGCGTCATAATCTTGATCACCGCCGGCCGCACGGCATCGCCATCGGGGTAGTCAATCGCGGACGTGATGAACAGTCGATTGGTCGCTTCTGAGTAGTAGATCCCTGTGAAATCGCCGACATACGCTGACACGTTCCACGTGGCCGTAGTCGTTGTAACTGTCTGCCCAAATGACTTGCCCGTAATCGAAAACTCTTGAAGAATACCCGTGTGCGTGAGCGTCAAAAACCTTAACTCTCCAGCCACGTGCCGTGATGTTAGGGCGCGCTGGTAAGTGCTGTCGAGGCCGAACGTCTGCAGGTTGTAGTAACCATCGAGCGTGAAGTCTGACGAATTGAGGACTTGTGCCCGAATCGGCAGGATGGCCAGCACAGCGGCGAACAGGGCAATCAACAGGCGTCTCATAGCATCCTCACGGTAGACCGTCACACGTATCTGTAATGCCTTCCACGGTGAGCACGGCGGTGCCCCACTCCTGCGCGGTGGCCTGAGTATAGCCCCACCAATACATCGCGTAGGCGGTCGCTTCCATGAACCGCACGGAGATCGGGCCGCCCTGCGGCGTCTTGGTCGGCCAGCCCGCGTAGCCGTGTTTGAGCCGTCGCACGAGATCGGCGAGGTCGTAGAGCGTCTGCTGGAGCGGCGTGCGGCCGTCGCTGTTCCGCACGTAAGCCCCCGGCGGGTCGCCCTGATAGGCCCAGCCGGTGCAGCCATGCACAACGACATGCTCGGCACACATGGCCTCTGGGGCATCGCTCGGCCCCGGCCCGAGGTGTCCAGGCGGATTGTGCCAGATTCGCTCTTCGGTCGGAAAGGTGCGCGTCAGCCAATCCCAGAGCCACGCGGACTCGTCGAAGTCCTGCCACTGCTCGTATTGCGACATGATGATCGGCGGGATCACCCCGAGCTCGCGCAAGCGGGCATAGAACGGCGTAAAGTCCCGCTCCATCGCCGCTCGGTTGAACGTCCGCGTGTTCTCGTTGTAGTAGGGTTCGCAGTCCGGAGCGGCACAGAGGGTCACGGCTACGCCATGAGAGTCAAGCCATCGCAGATAGCCCGCAAAGCCGTCCGGGTCGACCAGCCAGTTGGAATCAGGAAAATGCCCTTTGTAGCCCTTGCCGAAGCCGAGCGCGACCGTGTGCCGTCCCCCGAGCCCGATGTAGCGGTCGAGGATGGCCTGAGCCCTGGCCTTGTCGATGCCGTAGAGCGTGTCGAGTTCGTTGACGAAAAACCGATCCGGGATGGCATTCGGGAATCCCATCGAGACGAACGGATTGACCGCCTCGATCACGAACTGGCCGCGGAGCCCGTGTGCCGGCGGCGCAGGACTGCCACCAGTCAACAGCAGGAACTCGTCTGAGGTCACAGCCCCTCAGCAACGATGAACTTCCACACGCCTTTCACGCCGCCCGTATCGACCACGGCCTGACCGGAGCCCATGACCCAATAGAAGGACTCGGACGGCCCGGCGACCGTTGCAGGGGCTGACCGGAACTGCCCCGTGGCGCCGTCAACGGACAGGAAGCCACCAGGGACCGGATAGTTCCAACGGTCAGTGAAGCCCGGCACGGTCGACTTGACGAGGTTCTTGGCACGCAACGCGAACTTGGGTTCAATCTCAGCCATTAGCAGGAACTCCACAGGAATCGGGGGTAGAGGCGGAATCGGGGGAATCGGGGGCACAGGCGGCACAGGGGGATCAGGCGGCCAAGGCTGCCACGGGATAAACTGCGGCTCGCGGACCATGATCTCGGTAAACCCCACCACGACCACCGCCGTCCCGTCCGCTTCAATCGCCAGATGCGACGGCACTGGCGTGTCGATGCGCGAGACTTCGTAGGGCTTCTGTTGCGCCGCATTCCACGCTGATACCCGAGCGCCACTCGTGCGATCCTGCCCAATCGTCCACGGCTCAATCGTCGTCCAATGCGAGAGCGTCAAGCCAGGGAACCGCACAAACATGTGACTATCGGCCCAGATCGGCTCTGCGTCGAGCGCCACATTCCAAAAACCTTGGGAGGTGCCTTCGCAGGGTGTGACCGTCCGAGGGCCGATCTCGCGCAGTTCCAGATCCAGCACCGTGCGCCCATACGTCGCCCCGTAGGGCGCCCGCATCCACGTGATCTGCCAGCCGTCCGGATGCACGACGATCCCAACACACTGCGCCCCAAGGGCGACTTCACCCGAGTCCCAGCGGTGGCCCTGAGAATCGGCCATCTGACACCGGCCTTGGAACTGTGCCACGGCGACAATGACATTCGACCGCGCCGCCGCGCGTAGCCACATAGCATCACTCGGATCGGTGAAGAGGCTTCCCGTGACGAGCACGGCCCGTCCGTTCTGGGTAACGATGTCGGTATACATCAGCCGATGGTCTGGAGCAGCATCGCCACGCACATCAGCAAGACGGCCACCCAGAGCGGCGCCTTGCCGATGGCCGAGAGGATCGTGACGATGAATGCCGCGACCACGAGCAGAGAGTAGGCGGTCAGGTGCATGGTGTCTCCTACGCGGCCGGCGGCGCGGTCTTCGCGTCGACCGCCGAGGCCGCTTCCGCCAAGGCCGCTGACCGTTCGGCCAGTGCCGAGGACGTGGCTGCCAGTTCGGTGAGGTCTACCGGCTGATTGGCGTCAATCTTCGCCTTGAGGTCCACGATCTGCTGATCGAGGTTCTGAATGTCGCCGTCGAGGTTCGTGACAGATGCCGCCAGACTATCGAAGTTACTGGAAACCACCGCCAAATCCGCCTTGATCTGTTCCACTGTTGCCATGATGCGTCTCTCCAGTTGAAGGACGGGCCGAAAGAGCCACGCCCGTATGGTCATTCCGTGGGTCCACTCGGACCCGCCGCCTTGTGGACGGCCACCGCCGTATCGATGAACGCGCCGATCTTCTCGCGCAGTTCCGGCTTAGCGGACTCCGCAATCTTCTCGCCTTGGAGCGCAATCGCAATCGCCTTATCGCGCTTCATGCCGCCGCCCTTGATCGTTTGCTCCACCTGAGCCATCGCGCCGAGAATCTTCATAATCAGACTGAAATTCATGTCGGTCTCCCTGAGAGGTCGTCTGTGCGCTTGTTCGCGGACGCCGCGCCCGAGACTTTCCCTTGCGCGACCCCTTCAGTAAATGCCGCCGTGTTTGAAATCTCGGCCGCCGTGCGGATCTCCTGCTTGAAGTCATCCATCCGCGAATTGACGACCTGATGGGTATCGCGCTGCATGAAGCCCAGTAGTGTCAGAATCGTCGGTGTGATGATGCCGAGGATGCTGGCAATAACGGCCGAGTTGTCCCCCTCACGCACAGACACCACGACCACGACAGACACCGCCGCCGTGATGGTCAGGGCAACAATCGCCCCCAGATAGAGCGCCGACTTGGCTGGGGCCTGCTGTCTCATTTCGGATCAGCTCCATTCATCGTGGCGAAACACCGAAACCGCTTGTCTGCGCTGAATCCCGCCGCGTTGATACACGCCTGCGTCTGCATGTTCAGCGTTTGCTTTTGCAGCCCCACTTGCGTGCCAACAAGCCCGACCAGAGCCGATGTCGATACCGCCATGCTCGCATGTTCAGCCTTAATGTCAGCGATGCCCGTCTTGATGTCCCCCATCACCACACCAATCACATAGGCCAGCATGAGCACGGCCCAGACCTTTGGGTCTTTCGCAATCGCAGCCATCACTTTCGACTCCACGAACATGCGCCAGCCTCCCGAGATACTAGATGCCAACCGCACTGAGAATCCACCAGCCAGAAACGCCGTCAGAATAGAGCGCCACCGTGGGGAATAAGGGCGAGACCGCGGCCGGAACCGAGTAGTAGGCCGCCAACCCGTCAATGGTCTCCGTGCCGTCAGGGGTCACACGCACAACCACACCCGACGACAGATTCTTGACATACAGCACCGTGCCGCGATCCGCCGCCGCTGGCAGTTGCACGACAAAGGGATTCGTCGCCGTGTCCACCAGCACGAGGTTATCCGTCGTCTGGACCGTGTATGGTGAAGCCGTAGCTGTCGTGCCTTGCGTGGCCGTGTTCGCGCTGGAGGCCAGCGCAATCGACGGATAGTCGGCCGTATAGACCTGATCGTAGAGGAGCACCATGTCTGAGTCATAGACGAAGATGCTATAGGCCGCGTCGTTTGAGAAATAGATCGGGCTTGGTGGTCGTCCACTTTCGTCTAATTCGATGGGATTTTCTTGTGGAATCGTCAGGGCGCTGTCGGTCCAAGAAATTTTCAAAGTCGTAAGGTCTGTCTCTCGCGTCGAGATGAAGCCCCCGGCATTAGGGACAAGCCCATCAGCGGTGCTTTTCAGGAACCGTTGTTCCACCCAAGGAATTGTTGCGCCCGGCTGCGACATTATCGATAAACCTCGGCTGAATTACGGCTACAATCAGCCAAATGCACCCTAACGCCAAGCCTGAAGGCCACCCGCAACCGGACCAGACATTTGGAGACTGGACCATTATCAGAGAAGCGGCACGGAGAGGCTACGCTCGCTACTATCAGTGTCAATGCCGCTGCGGTCGACGTGCGGATATTTCGATGGGCAGCCTGAAATCTGGAGCGAGCCGAGGGTGCGGATGCCGACGCGACCAGCTCACCAAAGTTCGCAACAGCACGCACGGACTGAGCCATACACGAGAGCATGAAACGTGGGCCGGTATGAAAGCCAGATGCTACAGGCCGTCGTGCAAGTCTTACCGCGACTACGGCGCCAGAGGCATCACGGTCTGCGAGGCATGGCAGAATAGCTTTGAGCAGTTCTACGCCGATATGGGACCACGCCCATTTGAAGGCGCGACCATTGAGCGCATTGACAACAGCGGCCCTTACGCGCCTGAAAACTGCCGATGGGCCACGAAGGCCGAGCAGTCGCGCAACACCACGCGCAGTCTGATCATTGAGCATGACGGCCAACGCATGACCGCCTCGGAATGGAGCCGTAAGCTGGGCGGCAATGACCTGATGGTCTCGTGTCGCATCCGCCGCGGCTGGACGCACCACGACGCTGTAACCATCCCGCCGATGGACATCACCGAGCATTGGCGCGGTCACGGTTCTTCATCCTGACTGGACACGAGCGCTTGGACGCCCATCCGAATGAGGTTCTGCGGAATCCCTGACGCATGGGCTGCGCTCTGATAGAGGCCACGCGCCAACATCGATTTGACGGCCGGGCTCCGCGACAGCACGAACGCCAAGAACGACTTAGGATTCTCGGCAATCCACCCGATCCCGGCCGGGTCACGGTTCGCGGCTCCGGCGACACGCTTCGCAATCGCGTCTCTGGCTTCGATCAACGCGCCTTCTTTAGCGTTTAGGCCCTTCACTTCTGGATGGGCCGCCTCGATGCCTTCCTTGAGGCCACGGGCAAGCGCCTTTTCGGTCTCCAGCGCCGCGCCCTTCGTCTCGCCGTAAGCCCGTGCGCCGATGGCTCGATAGGTGCCCTGTTTGAGTTCCTGCGCGGCCTGCACGGACATCGGCGTCATGGGGTAGTTCGGCGCCCCGCCGTGGACACGCGAGAACTGGTCGACCACGCCTTCGGCTGCGGCTTTGTCTGCCATAGGGGCGACCTGCTTCCCGGCCTGCGTCACGACACCTGACGCGGTATCGGCCACGAGTTCGGGATAGACCTTGGCTGTCGACCCGGCGATGATCGACTTGATCTCGTCGTTCGTCGCACTCAGGAGGCTGTTGATTTTGCCGATGCCGCCTTGGGTGACGTTGATACCTTCGTCTAAGAGCGTCTTGACCACCCGCGGCATTTCGACGTTCTTGACGGCCTTCTCGACCATCTTGTAAGCGGGCTTGACCGCCGACTGCATCAGGGCTGGAGCGGCCATACGTGCGCCTTCCACGACGGCTTGACCCGCACCTTCCATGAGACCTTGGCCAGCCCCGGCCATGAGAGCGTTTCCGGCCCCTTGGCGCATGCCCTGCAGTCCACCAAGGATCGTCTCCTTGGGATGGGCGACCACGTTACGCGCCACGTCCGCGACGGCGCCAGGTAGTTCAGTTGCGTGCATCGCGGTCGTGCGGAGCCCTTCACCCGCCGCACCGCCCATCGCCGCTCCAGGAACGCCGCCCAATATGCCGCCGATGGCTCCGCCAACTGTGGGTAGCCAGTCTGTGGCCCTGCTCAGCCAGGAATGTTCTTTAGCGGGCTCAGGATGAGCCGGATTCGCCTCTTTGTAGAGCTTCGCTGCGGCCGTTTCAATCTCGGCATCAGACATCGTGCCGGGGAACGCAATCGCGCCCTTGCCTGGGATGTCGATCACCTTGTCCGGTGTCTGATCGGCCATTACTGCACCGGCTCCACTTTTCCGGTGAGCGGATTATAGCGGCCGGTAGGCTTCGGCGTAGCGACGGCTGCTGGCGGAGCTGGCGCATACGGGTTACCAGCGCTTGCCCCCTGCACGCCCGTGTTTTGGATGGAATGCAGGCGCGTCTGGACGTTCTTGCGAGCCAGCGATACCATGTCGTGCAATACCCTCTCATCCCAATCAGCACTGAGTGCCTTCTCGGCCAGCTTCAATGAATGATCGGTCGGAGAGTTGCCGCCCATGTAGACGGCGCCGAGGTCGGACGTGACATCGGCAATCTGCGCGTCGAGTTGGTTGGCAATCGTCGCCGCTTGCTTGCCCAGCGCCCCACCCTTCGCAAGTGCCAGCGTGGCCCGATTCAACGCGGGGAACCGACCAGCCTTCCATTGAGACGCCAAGTTGTCGACGCTATCGAGTAGATCAGGAAGCTGATTGATCGACTGATTCAGACGAAGCTGCTGATTACTGTTGAGCGCCGCGATATGCTTCTGGGTCGCCACCCAATCGGTCGCCGCTCCAGCGAGGTCGAAGCCCTGCCGATGCGCTTCCGCCATGATGGCCGTGTAGTCTTTCGACGCCCGGCCGGGCAGCTGCGGCGGGAGTGTGCCGTCCTTCATGCCCTTCACGGATTCGCGGACATCGTTCACCGCGCCACCAGACCCACCACTGGCTGCGGCCACACGGGGCCGATCATCCGCTTGCCCGTATTGCTTCCGGGCGGCTGTCTTGATCTGCACACGCTCACTGGGCGTCAACTGCTCTGCCGTCTTGCCGCGCTTCGCCGCTTCCGCCTCGAGGAAGTCTGCCTCGAAACGTCCGTAGTCACTGCCGGCCGATTGCGCCGCTGGCTTCGTCGCGTTCAGGACTTCATTGGCCGTGAGGCCCGCACTCCCGAGCAGCGCCCGTCGTGCTTCCTGCGGGCTGAATCGGTCACGGGAGAACCCCTCAGACGATATTTTGCGACTCACGCCGAGCGTATCGGCCGCGTCGAAGGCTTGCGCCCACTGCTCTGGATCGGTCGCAACTCCCAGACGGTTCCGCACGCGCTGTTCGTTCGTCGTCGCGTCCTTATCGAGCCGGTCGAGCTGCTTCTGATACTCCTCGTGCGACAACGCCGCATCACGCACATGGCCGATCTTGACCGGATCGGGCGTGGGCCCGAGATACTGTGCGACTTCCGGTTTCAGCTTGGCAATCTGCGGCAGCACATAAGCGTATTGGGACGGATCACCTTCGATCCCACGGAGCAACGACTCAACCTGCTGGCCGTTCTCGCGTTCCCGCTTGCGATCAGCTTCTTCCGCTGCGAGCGCCTCTTTGTGAACTTCGCCAAACTTCTTCGACACGGCCGCGTAGGCGTCGTAATCGTTCGCTTGGAGGTCCGAGAGCACGCCTTCCTGATCGAGCTTGCCGTCAGGGGTCATGTGCTTCTGGATGGTCGACTGCACGAGCGCCTGTCGCCGTTCGGCATCCGCCAGATCGCGGGCCTGCTTCTCGATCTGGGCTGTTCGCACGGCCGTGAGCGACTGCCGCTCCGCGTTCAGCGACTCGGTTTCCTTGCGCTTCGCGGTCGAGTCCGCCAGATCCGCCAGCGTGGCAAACTTGTAGGGCTTGTATTGATCGTAAATGCCCGCGTCAATCGCCATTACACCGGCACTCCACCACGGCTCGCCCCGCGACCCTTGAACACCTTCGACCAGTCCACCGCGCCAGCGGATTCCGCCAGTCCGCCGAGTGTCGTGTTCGTGTTGTTCGCTTGGGCCGTCTGGGCGTTGGCTGTGGCATTGGCCTGTCCGGTCAGCAGCCCGCCCGTGGCGTTGGCGTTGTTCTGCGCGCTGTTGCTGTAGCCCGTGCCGTAACCGCCGAGCTGTCCCGCGCCCTGCATACCCAACTGCGTAAAGCCCGCGAGCTTGTTGTAAGCGTTGTTGCTGTTGTTGAAGAACGTCCCTTCGTCCATCTGGTATTCGCCCAGACGCCGGCCATAGGTGTTGTTGTTCGCTTGGAAGCGGCGGTTGTATTCATCGCCGTATTCCTGCGCCGCGACCCCTTGATCGTAGTTCGCCAAGTCCTTCAGCGTGCCACCGGTCAGGAGCGTGCCTTTCGCGGCGGCACTGCGCTGTAGGCCCTCTTCGCCCATCTTCAGACGGGCTTGGACGGCAGGGCTGTTCATCACTTCATCAGCGGTCGGGGCTTGGAAGTCGGCCGGCGCGTTGAACTGTTCCGTCCACGGTGCGGCCAAGCCGGGAGCGGAGAATGATGCGAGCCGGTTCGCACCCGTCGCGCTGTAGCCTGCGGGCATCCCGCCGCCGCCCATGTTGCCGAAGCTGCCGTTGCCAGGACCGCGGCCGATGCTGTTGTCATCGGGCAGGAGCGTGGCTGAACCGCCGTAGTCCCCCGAGGCGCCGCCTTCGTTGCCAGGAATCCCGAGCCGGTTGGCCCAATAGTCCGACCATCCCGACCGCACGTTGCCGTCTGAGTAGCGGTCAGGCGTCAACACGTAGCCGATGCCCTGCTGGATGTCGGCTTCGGTTGGCGCCGGGCGACCGTAGGCTTGAGCCCGCTTTGTGAGCGCATCCGTCACCTGCTGCCGCACGTAGGCCGGATCGCGAGGATCTTGACCGCCACCGCCAGCGGGCGCACTGGTCGTCTGCCAGGAGTTCCCCGCATTCGGCAGCGAGCCCCACCCGGGCGAAGGCGCACTCGTTTGGGCACCCGGCGGTAATCCGGGCTGCTGCTCCGGCTGAAACGTCTGGGTGCCGCCCTGCGGGAAGGGCTGATAGGTCGGATTGCCGCGTCCAACTTGAAGGGCCATTAGCTTGCCTTCGCTTTCGACTTGTCGCCGTAGCTGGACGACGACTTGCGCTTACTCGACCAGCGTTCAATGTCCTTCAGCGTGGACCCTACGGCCGTATCAGGGACTGTTCCACGTGGAACAGGAGTCAGCTCCGGTGTGGGCGCCCCGGGACGGCCGGGATACGGCGTCTCCATCGGGACATTGGCGTTGAGCCCTTGCGGCACGCCCATCGGCTGCTGCGTGGACACCACACGGCCGTTCATCGGCCCGACAGGCGCGATGTTCATCCCTAAGAGGCCGCCGAGCGTCTGGAAGGGCTGCCCTGCCATGTTCTGGAAGTCGGACCGCTGCTGGGTATAGACATCGCCTGCGGCCTGCTGGGCCTTCTGCTGCTGAGCGAGGGCGGCATTCGTCGCCTGCTGCTGGGTCTCTTGGGCGCTCTTGATCGCGTTGCGGTTGTTGATGCCGCCGACGACCTGAGACGCCACAGTCGCGATCTTGGGAATCCACGAGGCCCAGCCACCGCCGCCTGCGGCTGCTGCGCCTGCCGCACTCGCACTACTGGCGATAGGTGCGGCCGCGCTCGCCGGAAGCGCACTCGCACCACTAGGAATAGCCGTTGCAGACGGCGCCGCGCTACCGCCACCAGCGGCCCCCAGCGCATTCCCAACTAATGCCGCCCCGCCAATCGTCGCCGCGGCCGTGATCCCGGCCTTCTTTAGAAATGACCCGAGGGACTGCTTGTTATCGGGAAGCGCCCCGCTCCAGTAGCTGTGACCGCTCGGACCAATCCATTTCCCGTCCGCGCCCTGATACCATCCGAGCTTCACGGCAATCTCAGGCGTGATCTTTGTGCCATTTGGCAGCGCGTCGTAAAACTGCTGCTGTTCCGGGGTCATTGCCATAGGAGCCGCCTTAGTGTAAACGACTTACGCGATAAACACGCCGCCACCGCCACCGCTGTTGATAAACTGTCCGCCGACACTGCTGCTCGAGAGTGTCGCCGCGGGCGTATAGGTCACGACGATGATCCCGTTGGCGCCAGCGCCGAACAGTCCTTTGCCGACCGAGGCCCATCCACCACCGCCGCCGCCGCCACCGTAGAGGCCCGCGGCACCGGCGTTGCCGCCGTTGTTCCCGGCTGTGGAGCCGCCACCCGCACCGCCACCACCGCCCGCGCCGTGTGACGCATCGAAGTCCGCGCCCGCGCCACCCGCACCGCCAGTGCCGGCGTTCGTGCCGAGTCCTGCACCACCGGACCCGCCGCCGCCAATCGTGCCCGCGTTGCCGTTGCCCGTGCTGACACCCACGGCACCACCGGCACCAGTCGGACCATTACCGCCTGCACCTGATGGATCGGTGTCAGAACTTGCCCCACCAGCGGACGCCGAGGAACCACCCGCGCCGCCACCGCCAGCGCCGTTCATCTGTGGCGTGCCGCCTGTGCCCGCGCCGCCCACACCGCCAGCCTGCCCGTTGCCTCCTGGCCCCGCCGCGCCACCACCACCGGCACCGGCCGTGTGATCCGCGCCGACACCCCCGCCCGCCCCGCCTGAAAACGCGCCAGTCGATGGCGTGCAGGACGCCGCCGCCCCGCCCGCCCCGGCGCCGCCGTCTGTCGCGCCCGCGCCGCCTGGCGCGATGACGACGCTCGTGTCCCACTTCGTATCGGTGCCAGCTGCGCCACTCGTCGCCCCGCCCACGCCGATCTGAATCCCGGTGACCGTCGCGCCTGAGCTATAGGCGATACCCGTCTTGATCGCATACGCCCCGCCCCCGCCACCCGTGCCGACGTGAGACGCGCTCGCCGTAAATCCAGCCCCGCCAGCCCCGATGCACTCCACGGTAATCGCGGACCCGTCCGTGCTGATCGAGAACGTCGTGCCGCTCGTGATGAACGCTTTCGCCATTCAGGGCACCGTGATCTTCAGCACGAGCGTGACCCGCGTCACCGTCGCCGCCGAATCGACGTTGAAGCCGAGCACATCACCAGCCGAGACCGCCGTCGTCCAGCCGGTCAGCGTGCTATCGGTGGACTTGTTCGCCGCGGTCAACGTGGGCTTGGCCGAGGCCGTGATGGTGTCGGCGTTCGTCGGCGGATAGTTGGCGTAGGTGTCTTTCCAGATGTCGATCACGATGCTGCCGGATGTGGCGCTCGCATCGGTCGAGAGCAACGTATTCGCGGTGATGGTGCAGGCGAACGGGACCGAGAGAAAGCCCTTCACGCCCGTGGTAATCGCCACGCCGCCGCCGTCAATCGTGATGCCCAGCGCACTCGGGACGGAGGCATTCAGCGTCGTGCCAGACATGGCAAGATTCGACCCGAGCGTCAGTTCTGAGTAGGCCGCGCCTGATCCGGCACTGCCGCTGCCCACGAGCTTGCTATTGGCTGCGGCGTTCGCAATCTTGGCAAGGGTGACCGCGCTGTTCGCGATGGTGGTCGCGACGGTGCCGGATGTCGTGACATCCCCGGTCAAATCGGCGTTGCTGATCGAGGAGGCCCCGGTGAACTTCGTGAGGTTGCCCGAGGCTGGCGATCCGGTCGTCGTGACGGTGCCGCCGGCACCCGTCGCCGTGAGGACGGTCCCAGTCAGCGTCAAGCCCGTGCTGATGGTGAGTTCTTCAAAGTCACCCGCGCCAGAGGCGGACCCACGCCCGACGATCTTGGATGCGCCAGTCGCCTGCACCAGATTCGCAAATGGGAGGTCGCCTGACACATCCGCCGTGAGACTCACCGCGCCGAACGTCGGATCGCCCGCCGCGTTGCCATGCAGAACCGTCGTGGTCGTGCCAAGACTCGCCAAGGCCGAGACATCCACACCGCCGTTGCCGACAATCAGTGCATGGTCCGTCAGCGTGCCGGTGTTCGTGACGGTTCCGCCCGTCGCGACGTAGGTCACCGCCCCGGCATCGTCCTTGTAGCCCAGCCCGTTCGTGGGATCGACAAAGATCGTGTCTTTCAACGTCGCCGGGGTCGGCACGTCAGCTTCGAGCGTTTCGAGAACGGTAATCCCTGCCATTAGGTCACTTCCACGAGATAGCCATCGACCACGAGCGTGCCTTCCACGTCAATCGGCATGGTCCACAAGCCTTGGATGTTCACGGGTATGGTGAAGGTCGTCGCAGGCGGCACGAAGTAAGGCACACCCGCACCACTCGCCACGACCGAGAGGTCAATCGACTGTGCGCCCTGATTCGCCGTGAATGTCACTGAGGCATCAGCCGACGTAAGGGCTAATGTCGCATTCGCGCTCGGGGCGGTCACGCCGCCAATCGTGCTAAAACTCGGCGCGGAGACCGACACGGGAATATTCGCAATTTGCGTCGTCGCGCTCTGCACCCCGTTGTTCGTGTCCTGGAGCGCATCACGCCAGGGCTTGGTAATGGTCCCGTCTGGGTTTACGAGCTTCTGACTCTGCACCGGTAGCCGATTGCCGCCAGCCGTCGACCCGTCAAAGCGCGTGCCTTCGAGCACAGGGCCATCCGCAAACACCACCGCCCCAGACACCACCGTGCCAATCGAGGTCGTCCCGGCGTTCACGTTGATGTCCATGATCACGAGGTCAGCAGGAGCCTCCCCTTGGGTGAGACTCCACGCCACCCGCACATGGCTACTATCCACGCCCTGCACGTCTGGATTAAACTCCGTGCCAACGGTCGGAATGATCAGCCCAGATAGTTGGGTCGCGTTTCTGACACTGAGCGTCCCGGCCGCGCTGTCGTATTCCAACACGCCCACGGCGGACCCAATCGTAAAGGGCACCAACCGAATGATATTCGGCCGCGATTGAAACCCCGCGACCGGGGCGCCGGTCGTGACATTCACGAGATGCCAGCCGGCCATGTCCTGGTAACTGACGATATTCTGACGAATATAGAGGCGCGTTGTCGTCGGCATGGTCGTGACCGACCACTGCAACGCCCCCAGCGCGGTATAGACCTTGATTTGGCTGGTCCCGAAATCAATCAACAGCACTTGACCAAGTTCAGAGACCAGCGTGGGATTTTGGCTGAAATCGCCCAGCGACCCCTCGGGAAACGGCCCGAAGCCACCCACACTCGTCCTCACACCCACGCCCGCCAACCATGCCGCCCACACGTCGGCGCCGCCGCCCACGAGGTTGCCACCAGCCGAGGCGTCAAGCGTGGTCACGACGTTCGTATCGAGGTCGATCTTCCGGATGGCACCACCCGTCACCGCGGCCTGATAGACCAGCGTGTGACTATTCAGCCAATGGGCGTTGTTCCCCCCTTGGCCCACGAGCGGCGGCGGGATCGCGCCCATCGTCGAAATCTCGGCAAACCCCATCGCCACCGGCTTTGTGGTGTAGGGGCTGATGACCGGCATTAGTGGTCCCACCCTTCCAGATCGAGCCACGCCTGAACGATGCAGATGTCGACCGCATCAGTGAACACCAGCTCATACGTGCGGTTGTAGGCCGCGCCGAGCTGATACCACTTCACTTTCTGCCGATAGGCGCCCACGGGCCCGAGCGACGACTCACGATTACTGCTCCACGTCGATCCGTTGTCGTCGCTCGTCCGCAGCGTCATGATCGGCGCGGGACTGTCGGCATTGCCTTGCCCGACCATGCAGTCGAGCTCTAATCGGACATGGCGAATACGCTTCCCGTCACTGCTGACCGTGGGCGACCGTCGCACGCACCGAATCGGAAACGTGACCTCTTCCCCAGGCGTCGGGGTCGGAGGTGGGGCAATCGCGCCCTCAAAGATGGCATAAAGGAACCGGCGCCCGGTTCCGTTCGTGAGATCCCAGCTAATCTCTGGCGACCCCGAGCCGTTGAACACCGCCGCACCCGTCGCGACGACGGTCTGACCTTCCGCCACGGCCGGCGCCGCCATCGTCAGCAGCCGATCTGTAAATCGACCGCGGGATGTCGAGCTATCGGCTTGTCCCTGAAGTGAGCCGATCCACACGTTAGCCGTCGCCAACGGAGTCGCCGCGCCAAACGAGAAGCCGAGATTGTTTTGGACTGATCCACTGGACGCGAGTCCAATGGTCGCGGCGAGCATCGCGCCAGCGGTGAATCCGGCCGTCAGCGTCTGAGTCTGTGGCGCCGCGGCCGTGGGCGAGTTCGTCGATCCGACGACCACTTGCGGCCCAGCAATCGCCAAATAGATGAATCCAGCCGGATCGCTGAAGCCAGACGCCCCATCGGCGGCCGAATAGTCGACCGTCAACGTGCCTACACCGAGATCCGTCAACGCCCCGAGCGTCGAGAGACTGGCATTGCGGCTGCCGCTCAACTTCGCCTGCACGTTGGCGTTGTTCTGATAGCTATAGCCGGTCGAATTGCCAATACCGGCCGGGCCGATACTGCTCGCGACGATGCCTTGATCCAGCGCCGCATTCGCCAATCCGACATTCGGCCACGGGTCCGTTGTGTTGATGGGAATGGCGTAGACCTGCGACCCCGTGCCCGGCACACCCAACGTGAGCAGTGCCGTGATCTGCCGCGCCATGCCGAGCGTGGTAGTCACGGGCGCTGGAGTCGTGACCGGATCGATGGCAATGCCGACTTCCGCGAACAGGTCGTTACCGCCGAACACGACATAGTGCAGATCGAACGGATCGGTATCCGCCGACGCCGACCACGTGAACGAAAACGAGCCTTCCGCAAAGACGACGTTGTTCGCGCTATACGCGGTCGTCGTCTGGGTCGCCTCCTGCGGGATCGTGAGCAGCGACGGATTCGTGATCAGGTTCGTCCACGCGATGGACGGCGACGAATCGCCCGTATTCGCCCAGCACCCGCACGAAAACTCCGTCAGGCCGTCCGACACGCCCGTGAACATGTAGGCGTTGCTGGTGAAGCCATCCGACGCCTGCACGGTGCCATAGAGGAGCACCGCTTTGCCGGTGAACAGGCCGAGCGCATCCGAGATGCCCGTGACCGTCTGCACGCCGGTCGTCGTGCGCCGAGCGACGGTGCCTACCGCATAGCGGTAATCGGCCATTAGAGGACCAGCCGATCGTCAAAATAGGCCATGTCCTGGTGATAGATCGTGCCGGAAAGACGATCTCCGACCAGATGCTTCCCAAAGGCGAAGGCGTGATTCACCCCGACATACGGCACCGACTGGCCTAAACGTGTGTCCCAATGGTCCCGTTCGTGCCATTGCTCGGTGGAGATGTCGTAGACCCACGTCGTCGGCAGTCCTGGCACGTAGAGCACATAGAACGTATGGCCTTGTTCCTGATACGCCCACCCCAGACTATTGAATCCTCCCGTGGTCTGAGCAAAGGCCGCTTCCGCCGCATGGGTCGACACACGGGTCGGCGTGTAGCCTTCCAATCGCCAGACCATCCGTGATCCTTGGCTGTCTTGGCCGAGGTAATAGCACGTATTGTCCACTTCCACGGCCGAGAACGGGGCGAGAATACCGTGCTCGATGATGGTGCCCGGTTGCGGCACAAATCCCGCCGCGCCCCCTGACCCATCATCGACCCAAATGGCCGTGTTGCGCGTGCCGAACAATACGAGGTTGTCATGGCTCCGCAGCATCGCCACGATCTGATCGGAGAATTGCGATTCGATGCCTTTGTCCAGCCCGTCCCAGGAGGTGCCGTCATAGAGGGCAGAGACGGAGAACGCCCCATCAGTGCCGGACAATACGAGAAAGGCGCCGTTAAAGAACAGCCCCTGAATCACGTTCGTGGGGAACGCATCATCGGTGATCTGCGTCAGAACGTTCGTGTTCAGGTCGAAGATGTAGCCGAGCCCGCCAGACGTGATGAGCAGTTGATGGCCTTGGGCGCCTGAGCTCGAGATGGTCGCGGCAATCCCCGACCGTCGCACCGCACCCCACGCGACAGGGAGCCCACTCGGCAGCACTTCAAAGAACCCCTGACCGCCGACCGCGAAGCACCGGCCGTCTTGAGCGAACAGCGCATTGACTGGCCCGTGCGAGAGCGTGCAGAACCGCCGCAGCCCCGGACGCCGATACATATTCCATTGGGCTTTCGGCGTGCCCCCATCCACCCGGCGCGTGTAGAAGTTTAAACTACGCTCCGCATCACTCCATCGGGAGGCTTGGGTATTCGACGGCCCGAGGAACCCAGGGAACTCGGACACGTCAATTCCCCGTCGTCAGCGTGTTAATCGTCTTCACATTCGCCGCATGGACGCCTTGCACGTCATGCACCGACGCCCACGTCACGCCCTGCACCGCCTGCACATGATTCGGCGGCGCGGCATCCAGTGAAGCCACAAGCATCTGCGCCGACCAGCTCACATCGATATTCGTCCCGTAATTAAACGAGACGGCATCGGCCGCCGACTGGATCTTGTAGTAAATCTTGAAACACTCAGAGGCGCCGTAGTTCGTGAACTCGCCGCCCTGCTGCCAGCCAGTGACGGCCCCGAGCGCCGCCGCTCCGGTATTGGGAATCAAGACAATCGTGATGTTGTCGGCATGGGTCGGCGTGATCGGCCCGACAGCGGGAAAGTCCGCGAATCCGCCGTTGTTCGTCGCGGACTGAAACGTCGGCGCCGCCCCGAGCCCGGCGACTTCCATCGCCTGCATCGAGCTGTATTTGCCGGCGGACGGGGTATCGGTCACGACGGACGTTGCCCCGCCGGCAATGTTCACGGCCGAGAAGATCGCCCCGATGTCGTCAATCCCCGCCGCTTGCTCCACGCGCCGGGTGAACGTATCCGTCTGCGTATTCGTGAACGCCGACGTGCCAATCGCGCCCTGGTAGGACACGGCACAGCCAATGATGGCATTCCCTGCGGCCGGCGCCGTCAGGGTCGACGTGATGGCCGTGCCGGGCGTGCCGCTCGTCGTGTTGCCGACCGTGCCCTGCTGCACGAACGTAATCGCCATTAGGGACCATCCGGCAGCGCATCAGCCGCCGCCTGCGCCACGATCCGCACATTCACCGGGCCTTGGATGACACACTGGCCCGCGTTGACCGTGCGAAGCCCTCCAGGGGTCATCACCCGGACGAGGCCGTCACCCGTCAAGGCGCCGGCAATGCCCTGACCGCGCATCCACGCCCAGAACTGCCGCTCGGCCAGGAAACTGCCCGTGCGAAACGGCGCCGCCGTCGACGGCTGTCCGCCATCACGCACCGAACGAGTCACGAGAGGGAGATCAGGCATGATGGCCTAGGCGAAGGTCACGTAATCCGGGGATGGCCCGAACCAGATGACATCCGCGGTAATCGCAAAACCCACCACGCGCACGATCTGATTCGTCGTGGAGGGGGAGGTCGCGGTAATCGCCCCGGCGGTGGGCGACACATAGAGGGTCGCCCCGGGCGTCCAGTTCCACGCATCATTCCGAACCAGCGACCCGGCCAGCGCCACGCTCATCGCTTGGCCGACCGTCTTCGTCTGGAGCGAAATCGCCAAGAAACCCGTCGCCGTCGCCGCGGCATCCGCATCCGTCTGCTGCCACGTCGCGGAACTGTCCAGATAGACCAGATCCATCGCTGTGATGGACCCCCCGGCATTCTGGGAGGCCAACGAGTTGCCTACCGCGGTCAGGTCCGTGCCGGGAATGCCCAAAATGCGGCTGCCCGAGAGCGTCAGACTCGTGCCAGTCGCCACGCCCAAGACTGGCGTCACGAGTGTCGGGCTCGTCGCCAGCACGACCGCGCCCGTGCCGGTCGTGGACGCCGCCGTGATAGGCGTCAGGCTGCTGCCGTCTCCCGTGAGCGGCGCAGAGGTCACAACCGTGCCCGTGCCACCAGAGGAGGTCAGCGGCCGGCTGCTCGATCCATCGCCCGTCAACGTGGGATCGGTGAAGATGGCCGCCTGCACGGGCGCCGGGACGCTAAAGTCAGACGGCAGCCCCATCGTGACCGCGGCGAGCGCGGCATGAGCAATCTGGGCCGATCCGTTCTGCCCGCGACGAAGCGGCACGATGGACCCGACCGCCGGCCCGGTCTGCGTCATGTATTCCCCGCCGATGAGCAGGGTATTGCCCGTGGCCGTGCCGGTCGTGCTCGTGAGCACCGCCGACAAGTCGCTCACGCGCATCGCCGCGGCTAGGGTCGTCGAAGTGGTCGCCATTTATCGCCCTCGGAAGCCGGAGATCGAATCCGACAGAATGTTGTAGACGCCCGCCTGCACCGTCAGCGCCGGATCAAAACCCAGATCGGACATGGGCGTATTCCCCCGCTGATAGAGCGCCAGGAACTGCCCGCACAGCCGATCCAGCTGGTCGCTCCACGGTTGCCCGAAGCGAATCGCCAGCCACCTCGCCAGTTCATACGTCAGCGCAGGCACGGCTCCCGGTGGAAAATCGAACGGCACCGACAGGCCCGAAAACTCCGACAACTGCATCGGCCGATAGAGCACCAGCGACGTGCCATCCGCCGACGGCACCGGCCACAGGTTGATGGACCCGAGGCCGCCGGTAAACGTCATGTTGTAGTAGAGGCCCGAGAAGTAGGCTGACTGTAGTTCCTTCTGCACAATCGACGCATAGGCATCGTTCGTATAGATGGAGCGGCTGATCTCGAACGGTTCCACCACCGTCGTCACGAGGAGCCCGACGTTATCGATCTCTGGCGGCCTTGAGGTGTCGAAGTCGCCGCCCGGCCCAATCGAATACGGGTCACTCGGGCCACCACGACCGGCCGTGAGCGGAAACACTTCCCGCGCCGTGACCGGAATCGTCAGTGGCATCAGCGACCACTGGCCGACGATTTGATTGAGGAGGGACAGCCCTTGCTGGCCCTGTGAGGCCGAGACCGCAGCCCCGTCCTGCACCACCCCGATGATGCCGTAGGCGTCCGTGATGATCGACAGCGCCGTCGTGCTCACGTCTCGTCCTTCTTCGACCGTCCCGGCTTCTTCTTCACTGGCACCGAGGGAATCTCCGGGACATGCGTCGAAACGGTCGCTTCATACGCTTCCGCTTCACGCTGTGCGGATTCGCTCAGACGCAGATCGGCATAGGCGCGTTCGGCCGCGGCATTGCCAACCGCCGCCTCTTCGGCCTCAAACTGATCGATGGCCTGCTGCGGCTCATCGCACCAGCCCTGCCCGATCGCCTTGTAGTATTCATCCGAGTTGCGGACGACGAGCGTGGTCTGACTCAGCACGCGGGCGTCAATACAGACCACCTGCGCGTTCGGCAGCTTCAGGGCGCGAAAGAGTGTGACCGGAGCGTCCATCCACGGCATAGCGTTACTGTTGGTAGAGCGCGACCATGAGGGTCGCCGTAGTGGTCGTGCTGTTGACGCGCTTGAACGAGATCGGGAGCAGCGACCCGGCTACGCACGTGAAGTTCACGACGCGGTTGTCTTCCGTCAGGATGACGACAATCCCGGCCCCACCCACCCACAGCGCGGTCGGATAGTGCCCGTTGATCTGTTCCTGCTCCACGGTGTCACTCTTCGTGACATCTCGCGCCGTGTTGTAGGTGGTATTGACAATCTGAGCCATTTACTCGGCCTCTCTGTGTTACGATGTTTGCGTGCCTAAATCGCAAAACCTTACCAATGTGCGCTTCGGACGCTTAATCGCTATTCACCCGATCAATGGCTCTCGTTCAGCGAATATACGACGGCGATGGTTCTGTCACTGCGATTGCGGCAATGAACATATTGCGACGACGAATGTGCTCACGTCAGGTATCACGCAATCATGCGGCTGCTACCGAGCGGAGCGTCTTCATGTCCAAAACCGCATACACGGGATGACGAGAACGTCCGAATACTACACGTTCAAGAACATCATCAGCCGTTGCTATAACCCAACCAATGCGAGCTACAAGGACTACGGCGCGAGAGGTATCACCGTCTGCGACCGGTGGCGCAATTCGTTCCCTCACTTCATCGCTGACATGGGCCGAAAGCCAACAAAGGCCCACACCATCGAACGCACCGACAATTCCAAGGGCTACAGCCCTGAAAACTGCCGTTGGGCGACTCGGAAGGAGCAGGCGGCGAATCGTCGGCCACCCGCTCCTCGTCAGTGCTCATGCCCCAACTGTGGGCATGTGTTCAGTCCCCGCTAACCAACGGTTACGCCGCTGGCGCAGACGAGGCCCCAGAGCCCTCGTGACGCCATGATCGTGACGGAGTTCCCGATGGTGGCCGCAAACGTCAGAACGTCACTGGAAGTCGTGTCGCCGTTGAAGCCGGGCGTGTAGGTCACGGTGTGCGCCGCGGCCGTGTTGCTGTAGATCGTCACGGTCGTGCCGTCCGGCGTCGAGGCTGACGGGGACGTAAGCGTCATCGCCGCCGCGGTGGCCTTGTTCAGAAAGATCACCGTCGGCACGGTCGGCGGGGTAATGGCTCCCGACGCCCCATAGCTCGCTGTGACCGGACGGAACGTGCCTGGCGTGGTGGTGGACCCCGGCTGCGGCGCCGGGAAATCCGTGGTCAAGCCGGTGGTGACGGTGGACAGAATCGGGTGCGCGCTCTGCACGCTCCCGTTCTTGCCGCCGCGCTGGACTGGAATCGTGGTGCTGACGGCCGCGCCCGTCTGCACCATGTATTCGTTGTCCACGCAGATGATATTGCCCACGGCGAACCCCGTCGCCGACGTGACCACGATGGACTGGTCGTTGGCGCCGATGGCCGCTGCTGCGGTCGTAGTGGTGACGGACATTAGCTGGCACCTCCGGCGACGACGCAGGCCCAATCGGGCCGATACGCCAACCACCCGTAGAAGCAATCGAGACGGCTGATCTTCTGGTCCGACTGCGCGTTGTATTGCCTCACGTAACGAGCACTCCAGCCCGTTTCCGCATCACTCACCATCGCCACGTCGGCGCCCGGCAGGTCGCTGTCGGCGTCGACCATGCCCAACACAAACGCCTCACGGTTGTAGACGAGGCCCTGACGGGTCGCCGTGGCCGTCCACGTGCCCGAGCCGGTCGTGATCGTCGAGCCCAGCGGAATCAGCGGCGCGTTGTTCACCGGCAGCGCGTCCACGTTCGCCAGCGCGTTCGGGATCGGCCCCGACCCGACCGCAATCAGCGGCGGCTGGAACGTGATCGTCGCATCCACGCCCGAGGACGTGACCGCGGCCGTCACCGTCAACTGCATCAGCTGGCCCGTGCTGGTGTAGTTCTGCGGGTTGATCTCGTTCACGTTGGCGATGGTGAACTTGTCGCCCACCTGATACGTCGTCGCGCTCGAGGCGTTGCCGTCCGTGACGATGGTCGTCATGCCGTCCGCGAACGTCGTCTGATTGACCAGCGGCGTGAACGTGGTCGATGAGCCGGTCGTGCGCTGCATCGTGTTCTGGTCCATATACCACTCGTCAATGCCGAGGCCGTTCTCACCCGACGAGAACTGACCCGTCCGCCAGTTCTTGCCGATGCTGGACGCCGGATTGAAGACGGTCGAGTTGGACCCGACGAGCGTGGCGCTCATGTTGGGCGAGATGACCGCCACGAGGTTGTCATCCGGCACCGCGACGTTGCGGAGCTTCGTGACCGCATCCAGATAGGTCTGAATGCTCGTGGGCGTCGTGCCGGGCGTGCCCACCGAATGCGCGACGAGCGGCGTGCAGCGCGTTAGGCCATCGAAGTCGATGGTGTTGGCGAGCTGGACCGATGCCGGCTTGATGTAGCGCGAGCGGACTTCCTCGACCGAGAACGTCGAATCGAACGTCGACCACGAGATGCCGATGTTCGCCTGATCCGTGATGTTGAACCGGACGGTAACGTCGTTGATCCCCTGCTGCTGGAACGCCTGCCCCTTGGTCGTGGCATACCGCTGCGGGAGACGCAGGGAGAAGCCCGATCCGACTTTCGCGCCGCCGGCCTTGAAATCAGCCGAATACTTACGCGTGACGTTCGCGCCGAACTTGAGCGAGTTCTGCGCGATACGCGAGACCTCTTTCACCACCCAAGTTGGCGTAACAAATGCGTTGCTTGCCATAGAAACCTACAGTTTCAGGCATGCCGAGCCTCCCTCGCTTTGCGCTCCTGCTCATTCATGGCCGCGATGTATTTCGGCCCGAAAGGCAGGTCGTCAGGCGAGGCGGACCCAGCCGCCATAACCGAAGGTCTCACCGGCTTAATGAGAGGCTTCGCAGTGGTAGAGACAGGCAGGGTCTCGGGGCCGGAGAGGGCCGATGACACCTGCGCGACGAGACGACCAATTTCACGAGCGGCAGCAATCGAATCCGTCATCTTGGCCAACCGATTCGCATCGTCTGGATGCGTCAGCAGGTGATGAAACAGATCCGCGCTGAGAGCGGGGTCGAAGCGAGCTTCTTCCCGCAAGAGTTCCTGCGCCACCGGGGAATACTCCACCGGGTCTGCATTAAGAAGTTGCTGAAAGTCAGGGTGACGTTCGGCGCCAAGGCTAATCGCGGCTCGCACTTGAGAATCGCGCTCTGACTTATGCGCCTGCTCAGCCCTGCGGGCCTGCCGTTCCTCATCACGGGTGTCCGCGATAAAGGCGGCCATTGCCGCCTGATGCATGGTGTAGGGGTCTTCGACGCCCGCGTTCACGAAGTCATCGAACTTCGGCGCGTTGGGGAGCGCCTGATACCGCTGCACATCCTGCAGATAGCTGGCTGATGGGCTGGGAGCTTGACGTGCGACCGGCTCCGACTCGGCACGGGGCTGTGCGGGCTGGCGCAGCGCCTGAATCTCGGCTTCGCGCTCAGCGGCGATGCGTCTAGCGTCATCGCGCTCACGTTCGGCCTCTCGCTGCTTGGCGATAGCGACATCGATCTTGGCTTGATGAGACTTGCGCGGATCGCCGCTTCTAGCTGGCTTCGCAGGTTCAGGCTGCTCGGGCGTCTTCGCCTTGAACTTGCCGTCCTCTTCGCGCTCGATGGTTCCGGCCGACTTGGCGGTCTCGGTTGACGGAGACGCAGGGTCCGCCTCGGGATCATCGGGCGTATCGAACCCCGCAGCGACACGGATATTCTCGGCCGTATCGTTGGCCGTGACCGTCACTCGCCCTTCTGTCACTGACGTGATCGGTTCACTCACGATTGGCCCCTATTGTGCGGCTGCAGGGTGCGCCTGTCAAGACGACGGATCATCGTCCCATCCCACTGATACAGCGTATGCAGGTCGGCTGACGCATACCGGCCCGGCTTGGCGCTGTGGTCGCTCATCACAATCTCGCCTGACTCGTCCGTCTCGATGCGACGGTCGAGCATCGCTAAGGCGTATCGCTGAAGCAGGGGCGGCGGCTCGGGATTCGGTCGCACACCAGTGAGGCCAGCTATACGACGGCGCCGCGCTTCACCCATTACTCGGCCACCTGCCTGTTCGGGTCAACAGGCGGAGGAACGGTCGCCATCGCCGCTTGCTGCCCGTGCTCCACGTCCTGGAGTTCCCGTGCCTGCTGATGGCCTTGATCGCCTTGCTCGAGCGTGTTCGCCTGATCCACTTGGCCCTGCTGCAGCGCCTGTTGATGGGCCATTTGCGCCATTTGGCGCTCGTGGAGCTGCTCACGTGTCAAGATGTCGTGCTCGTGGCCCTGCACGCCCAACCGCTCCCGTTCTTCGAGGAACAGCGTCAGCCGGTCGACCTTCGCGCCGAGTTCGGCCACGGCCAGCGCGGTTTCAGACTGAATCTGGGCAATCTGCAGCCGGGTCTGATCGGCGGACTGTTGCGTGGCGGCCTTCACCTGCGCGTCGTGCTGCGCCTTGCCGACCTGAACCTGCGCGTTCATCTCCGCGATCTTGATCTTGGCCTGATTGTCGTCGGCCATCTGCTGGGCTTCCTGAAGCGCCTGTTTAAGTTGGGCCAACTGCGCCTGCATCGCCGCGGGATCTTGCTCCCCATCGACCCCGGGAGGCTTAATCCGGGCCGCAATCGCATCGGCCTGGGGGATGTCCATCGACTCGACCCACAAATCCGCGAACCGTGGCACGAGTTCCGGGGCCGCCTGCGCGAGGGCGTTCATGCCGGCAAATGTCTCCGCCTTGAGCGTCTGCGGCGACTTCCCGACGTTCACAATCACGCCGTATTGGCCCTCGGCCAGCATGTGCGCCGTAATCGGCTGCTGCGTCTGTTGGGCTTGCGCCGCGGCCGGGCTCCCGGGAGGCGCAGGCACGGGCTGCTTGTCGTGCCCCTGCACAAACGGCTGATTGAGCATCACGAAGTCTTCGGTATCGTCCTTGCCGATGATGCGCTCAACGCGGCCTGGACGGTCGTAGACCGCTGGGAGCAGGTCCACGACGACAATGCCGGTCTGACGAATCGCACGCGCATGATGCGTGAGCCAGCCGGACGTGCCCTGCTGCGAGGCGTTCTTCAGTTCCTCGATGGCCTTCCCGCTGCGGTCATTCGGGTTGACATGGCCCAATGCGGCATCCGGGACGCCCGTGGTCGACCGGATGAAGTTCGTAAACAACGAAATCATCTCGGCAAACGCCTGAATGGCCGGTTCATCGTTGTTCCGAGATGGTGGAGGGAGCAATTGCGGCCCCGTCGCGGCCGTCATGGCGTTGTATTCGAGGAAGGGGAAGTTGCGCGTGTTGGCTTGGTTCCACCACGCCTCGTAGCCTTGGAGTTGCCCAGCCACAGCCAACCACGGAGAGGCTGACGCCAGCCCAATCTTCTCGGCCGCGGAACTCACCATGTAGTTCAGCATCCGGCACGGGCTCATCGCCGGCTGCACCATGCCCTCGATGAAGATTTCCCCGCCGACGTTGTATTTGTTGCCCGTGCCCTCGATGATCGGGATGAAATGGCCGTCCCACTCCTGGGGCTCATCCAGCCACTCGATGCCGTTCATCTTCGCCCACTTGATCGTGCGGACATCGACCTCACGCCCGTCAGGCGTCTTGGACTTCTGGTAGGTCGCATACCAGTATTCCGCGATGCGATACGTCTTCCCCGCTTCGCCCTCGATGACCCAATGCTTCCGGTCATCGCCCAGCCCCTCGACAATCTCGCTATCTGAGGCGTTCGCCAGCTTCGACGCGCCAAACTCCCGCTTGTAGTCGGCTTCCATCAGGTCCGCCGTCACAAAGCAGTAATCCGGCTCCCAGAATCCGCCATTCGGTTGCCACTTTGGCAAGGGGTCGCGGTAGACCGAGAAGCCATTCTCGATCGGCTCGATGCGGATGACCTGATCCAGCCCAGCCCGCTCGTTGGCGTAGGCTTTATTGACGCGCCAGTAGCCACGCCCACAGCCCACCATGCGCTGAAAACCCCACGAATACACATCATCCGCGTGGCTGTCCGTCTGGATGGCCCGCACGAGGCCCGCAATCACTTCCGCGGTGTCTTTATTCGCCTTGCCGTCTCGGGGCGTGATGGTGATGGCTAAGTCGGCGTCATGCTCCTGATTGACCACCTGTGCGATAGGCTGATCCAGCGTCCGCATCGTGAGCATCGGACGCGCAGGCACGGCAGGGGAACCGCTGGAGGCATTCGCGGGCAAGCCTGCACGAGCGAGCTTGGCGTCCTCGGTCCACTGGTCGCCGGCCTGAAACCGTAAGGCTTCCAGTTCACGCGCCCGCTGGTCGTGCTCCGTCTCGGCAATGAACTTGAACTGCGCGAGCGCGGTCGCGTGGAGGTCGGAAAGGGCTTTCTTCGCGTCGTTAGCCACAGGCGTGCGTGAGTTTACCACCATTGTCCAGTGATGGCAGGAGGCGCATTACCCTGGCGCCGTTCAACCGGCACCTGCTGACTGACCGCCAGATACCGAAAAGCGTCCGCGCAATGACTCGACCAGTCATGGACGGGAACGGCCTTGAACTCGTTGATCCGCGAGTTGTAGTCGCGCCGATAGTGCTGTAGCGCCTCACGGCCCTTGCGTGTCTTGACCTCATCGAACCAACACCGCGGGAACAACATCCGGGCCGCATGGATGCCGTCTTCCAAGGGCACGTTGGGCACAACTTGAAAGCGAATCCCAAGACTGGCCGCAGCTTCAAGCCTTGACCGGCCAGAGGCAAACTCCGTGACCTGGATGTCGTGCGGCGCCCAATGCGTGCCGTAGCTGTAGCCGCGTTCTTTGATGACCTGGACGTAATGCGGCAGCCCCACGCCAGAGGATTCATAGTAGTCAATCAACCGGACTTCGCCTGAGCGCACGGACTGTGCGAACCAAATCGCTGTCTGGTCGCCCACACCCAAGTCCCAATAGGTGTCAACCGGGAGAATCGGATCGACCGGCACGCGGGTAACGCGCTGGTCGGTGATGGTCTGCTGCAGCTCGGCCGCGTAAATGGCACCCTTCACGGACGCCTCAAAGCTACACTCAAACTCCTGCTGATACTCATCGGCCGTCATGATGGACCGAGCCGACTGCAGATAGCCAGGATCAAGCAGCCCGGTCGCACTCGCCTTGTATTCGGCAAACCACCAATCGGGGTCACCGGCTTCCATGCGGACTTTGGCGTCTCGAGCGATGTCGTAAAACTGATTCTTACCGTTGGGCGTGCCCATGAACAGGCCCCAGCCGCCACGGTCCACGAGGGTCGGCCCAATGACCTCGGTAAACGTCTTGGGCGGGTGCATCCCGTATTCGTCGAGCGCCACGCCATCAAAGTAAAGCCCACGCAGGCTGTCGGGATTGTCGGCGCCATAGAGCCGCACTTGCCCTTCGTTCGGGTAGTCAATCCGCAGCTCGGACTGATTGACCGCCACGTCAGGGATGACCCGGCTGTAGTGCTGGGCGTAGTCCCAACAGACGGCCTTCGATTGCGTGTAGGTCGGGCCGATGTAGCCGAAGCGCGGGCGGGGCTTCGTGGTCGTCAGGGCGCCGCGGATGAGGTGGTTGACCCCCAGCACCGTCTTGCCAAAGCGCCGATGGCAGACGATGACGCAGAATCGATGCTTCCTGAGCGCCTGATGGACTTCGCGCTGGAGAATACGCGGGCTGTAGTCGATGACAACTTCCGGCACTAGTCCTTCCACCGGACCACCAGCGGGCCGCCGTCTTTGCCGGTCAGTTCGACGTGATCCGCGGGCTTGTCCATATAACGGTTCAGAATGTCGGTGAACGCCTGGACGCTAGGGTCCTTCTCCCACACCTCCACCACGAGCCGGTCACTGTCATCGCCTGATAGGAGCTTTTCGGCTTCGTCTGCGGTGAGCTTCTCAAACTTGCCAGTCCGCTTGTCCCGAGCCACGAGGTATTGGAGGCCCTTGGCGTGCTTCAGTTGGGCATCGAGCAGGGACTCCATGTGCTGGTCAACGATGCGCCTGAACGCCTCTCGGGCCTCGGCCTTCGCCCGTGTGGGGGCGTAGACGGTGCCCTTCTTAGGACCAGAGTTCGCCCGTGCCCCGCCTCTAGGCATGTTCAAACAGTTCAAACATGGCGATCACTGAAATCACGATTCTTAATAAGGCCGCCCTTATGCCCGAGCGTGTAGATGCGATGCCGCTGGTTTTTCGAGGCCGTGGTCCATTCTAGATTGTCAGCCCGATTGTCTAACTTATTTCCGTTCAGGTGGTTAACCTGAAGGTCAGGTGCAGCGCCAGGCACGAAAGCATGAGCCACGAGCCGATGCACCAACACGCGCATATCTGGGCGGTTGAATCCACGCTGGCGCAAAAGAACCTGCTGATAACCGCCTGTGGTGACATACCCAGGCATGAAGCGGCCAGCAAACGATCTAACAGTCTCCCCACCCCAACGATTACCCTGCGTCCGATTCCCAGAGAGCGATCGAACGCGGCCGAGGTTGCTCACCTCGTATCCAACCACGTTTGGAATCGGCTGCCAATATTCAGGGCTGAGGGCCACAGGGGAGAGTTTAGCCCACAACTAACGGGGCGCACCGCAGGATTGGCAGTGGACAGACTCGGAATGCGGCACGTGGCAATACGCGCAGCGGCCTTGACTAGCGTAGCGACGACCTGTCAGACGTTCGGCTAGTCGTCTCGCCATCTCAGTTGCGTCATCGACAGTGTTCACGGGCATCCACGCATCTGGCGCGTCAATAACCGCTGGCGGATTACCCTTCCACTCTTCCAACTGCACGCGCTCATAGGCGTAGCGACCCATTGCCGACTGAAGTTCAATGGGTCGCTTCCATGACGGGTTCAACTGCAACACGCATCGCGCTGTCTCTTTGGCGACGAACTGAGGCGTGATGAAGACGTTCGCCACAGCCCTAGCCCTTCCTGAGCAGCCGCAGTTGGAGTTCATCCACTACGTCGAAGCCTTGGGAGAGGAGGCCCCACAGTTGGAACTCGGTCAGGGCTGTCAAATTAATGACATGAATAGGTTTCAGCATGGCTAGTCCAGCGGGGCGATACCGAGGGCGCGGAGAAACGCAGCATCAAACGCGGCGGCTCGCTCAGCGGCCGGATCAGGATTCACGATATACACAGCGTTCGTGATGGTGAACGTGTCGCCGGGCCTGAGAATAAGGCCGCTATTTGATGCGGCCTCACACCACCCTGTCCAATCAATCGGCAGTTCGTCGCCCATTAGCTCGCCAGTCCCTTCTCGCGCAGGTAGTCGGACAAGCTCAGGCCGGCGTCTTTGGCTTTTTGGTCGAGTGCCCGACGCTCAGCCGGGCGGACGCGAAACTTGACGAACTCGCCCAGGCGCTTCGCTGGGGCCAGTGTGGGCCGTCCCATTTTGCGTGGCTTCGTGCCGTTGCCCTTCCCTGTCATAGGTGTAGGATAACACAACCTGAGGCACAAGTGTGGACCTGAAAATAAATCGCACTTTGCGCTTGACTTGCTGTGTCCACGGCTGTATTCTCCCTTCATCGCGTCGGGCATCCCGGCCGAGAGGAGCGCAATATGGTGGTTTACTTCTTCGTGTTATATGCCGCATTTGTGCTGATGGCCTTCTCGGCATTCATTGAGGAGCGCACGCGATGATCGTCTACGCCCTAGCCGTTGGCGCGGTCGCGGCCCTGTGGGTCGTGTATCGCGCCGAACGGCGACGACGCGCCCTCCACAAGCTCGACGAGACGTTCACTCCTTATCGGGAATGGACGGATCTGTGATGGATGCACGCATCTGGCAGATGGCCGCCTTTTTGACGGTTGCAGCTCTCGCTTTTCGGTGGTTCAAACGTAGTATCCACGGCCACCGGCCAGGAAGGAAACCATGATCGGGAAATGTGCAGCCTGTGGCGCGCGGTGCGACGGCGACGTGTGCGACTGGATCTGTGAGACGCGAGCGTCAGACGCGGCCAAGTGGCGCGGGAAAGAACCCTGCACCGTCTGCGTGGAACACGACAGTCCCAACGATTGGGAGCCGGCGACCGTGGGCGAGCTGTGCAGCTTCCACGAGGAACAGCGCAACGAAGCCGCCTACGAGCGGCAGGTCGAGGACTACTACGGGTCCAGTGCGCCACAGACGGCGGCGGAACACATTGGGAGGACGCGATGACGCTGATGGTGTCTCGTGTCTCCTCTCCCGACGAACAGGCGAGAGCCGCCCAACGGCAGGCGGAAGACGACCGACTGAACGTAGCGTCACTGGCGTATCGAGGGCAGTTGGCCTTCGCGTGCGAGTTGTTCATGGCTGGCGACGACTTTAAGGCTGAGGGTGTCGATTGCCGAGATGCAATCCGCAACGCCCTCCGCAAAGTGGAGCGCACACTGACCCTCTGTGGGGTGCAGCCGATCGTGCAGCACTACGAACGCCACGCCAAGCAACAGGCCGAGACGATCACGCGCCTGGAGCACGTCATCCGCATTCTGGAGCAGCCATGAGCACCGACCTACTGACACAAGCCGAGGCCGCGGTTGAGACGCGGGCGTTGCAGTCCGCGCAGCCCATGATCGACCTCGCCACGATGCTGCAAGGGCTCGTGATGAATCCCGATGTCCCGGTGGACAAGCTGGAGAAGATCATCGAGCTTCACGAGCGCATCCAGCGGGAAGCGGCAAAGGCCAAGTTCTACGAAGACTTCGCCAAGATGCAGCGCAAGCTGCCCATCGTCATCGCCCGCAAGAAATCGAACAACGGGAAGTATGCGCCCCTCGAAGACATCCTCGAAGTGGTGCGCCCCATTATCTCAGAGTTTGGCTTCTCGTTATCGCACCGCACCGAGTTTCCCGAAGGCGGCGGTGTGCGAACGACCGGCATTCTCGCGCATCACGCGGGGCACGAACGCACATCAGAGTTCGTCACGCCAGCCGACAAGAGCGGCAACAAGAACGACGTGCAGGCGCTCGGCTCCGCGATGCAATACGGACGGCGCTACACCACGCTCGACCTCGTGAACATCACGACGCGGAACGAAGACGACGACGCGAAGCGTGCGGCGACCGCGCCTGAGCCATCTGGCTATCAGGACTGGCTCGACACACTGGCGACGAAGGCCGACGAAGGACTGCCAGCCTTGCAGCAGATGTGGAAGGTCGCCAACGGTGACGCGCAGTTGAAGCTCTACGTCGCGCACCTGACGAAGACGGACCCCAACATCTGGAACGAACTCAAGACACGCGCCGCGAAGGTGCCAGCGGTGAAGCGATGAGCTTCGACGTGATCGTGTGCGAGCAGCGGTCGGACGAATGGCGTGCGGCTCGGGCTGGACGGCTGACCGGCTCGGTGTGCGCCGACATGCTGGCCGAGGTGAAGTCGGGCGAGTCGGCTAAGCGGCGTGACCTGCGGTATCGACTTGTCGCTGAGCGGCTGTCTGGCGTGCCTCAAGAGGGCGGCTACGTCAGTCCTGAGATGCAGTGGGGTATCGACAAGGAAGCCGACGCGCTCGCCGCTTATGAAGCCCTGACCGGCAATATCGCCATGCCCGTTGGCTTCGTGGCGATGCGTGACGTGCTCATGGGCTGCTCGCCTGATGGCGTGGTCGGGGAGTTCGACGGGCTGGTGTCCCTGAAGTGCCCGAAGACGGCCACGCACGTGCGGTATCTCCGTGAGTCGAGCATCCCGTCCGACTACATGCCTCAGATCCTTTGCGAACTCTACGTCACCGGGGCCAAGTGGTGCGACTTCATGAGCTACGACCCGCGGCTACCGGAGCACTTGCAGACGTTCCTGATGCGCTACGAACGCGACGAGAAGGCCATCGCAGAGTTCGCCCGCAAGGCGGCGCTGTTCCTCGAGGAATGCGCGACGGAGGAAAGCGCGTTGCGCGGCTGGAGCGTTCTCAAGGAGGCCGTGTGAGCGCTGACCCGGCCGTCTTCCTCGGGACCGTGGACGCTGATGGCGTGATTCACCTCGACTTCCCGCATCAACAGCGGCGGTATTGCAAGGCCAAACTCGCCGGGCAATGTGTCGACGTGATTATCACTCCGCAAGGCGTCATGAAATCGCGCCTACAGGAGAAAGGCTTTCACGCCATGTTGCGGCCGTGGGTCGCTGATGGCGTCATGCGCTACGACGACCTGAAGCAATTCCTGTTGGCGGAAATCTTCGGGACGATGGAAGTGGCCAATCCGATCTCCGGAGAGATCGTGCTCGTGCTGCGCGAGCCGCACACATCCACGTTGAGCCGCACGAAATACAGCGAACTCATCGAACAGACGCTCCAGATTGCCGCCGAGAAGGGCTACATCCTTGAGGCGCCGCATGAGTATCGCATGCGGAAGGAACAGGAAGCGAAGAAGAAGGGAC